ATTGATTATAAACGTTATCATCTAACATACCTTTGATATACTTACCTACGGTACCGCTTAATTCTTCTGTGTTTTCACTACTCCACCAGAAAGAGTTTAGATTTATATCAGCACCTACCTCACTTTCTATAAAATCTTTTCCTGTCTGCTCAACTCCTCCAAACATAGATGCTTTATTTGGATCAGGATATGTATAAGGAACTACTCCTTCTTTTTCTTTTTCTTTTAATAATTTAGACTTATAAGTTTCATTCATCAATGCAATCTTATAATTTCTATCTCCTGTTAATTCAGCTAATTTTAATTTATCTTTACCTAAATTTATATCGGCATAAATTTTATCTATCTGAGCATTCACTAAACCATCATTAGTTTCATATTTTAATACATTTAAATCGTAATTATCACGAGCTAATTCTGTTGCAGCTTTTTGTGCAGTCATATTACCAGCAGCCACCTCTTCATCTAATGTTATTTTTCTTTGTTTAATTCGTAGTTCAGCACCCGCAAGTTCATCTCTATATTGTTTTGATTCAATATCACCTCTTACCCTCTCTTCAGCTAAGTCAGTGGATATCTCGTAACCTTTTTCAACAGTATACTCTTCATCTAATTGCATCATCATTTGACCAAACAATTCTTTTTCAACTCTTTTCTTTGTATCTGCATAATTAGACGCTTCAGTATCTATTGTTGGTCTACCATTTACAAGCTTCATAACAATCATGTCTGGATCGTTTTTCAAATCTTCTTCGTTATAAGTAAACTTACCTCCATTAAGTTGACCACCAATAACCGCTATATTATTTGTATTAGCTGTTATGGTTTTAGCTTGATCCATCATTCTTTCTTGAAAGTCAGCATTGTCTTTCATTGTACCCCAACCCTTTGCTCCATATACTTCTTGGTTGTCTCCCAGAGTTTCTCTTAAAATAACACCTAAAGCATCAACACTTCCCTTAACTATTTCAGTAGTATTAATAGCATCAAATTTTGCTTTAAATCTATTATTAATTGTGTTCATTGAAACGTGTTTGCCTGGGTCAGTAGAAACCTCGCCAGTTTCTGGATCTATTTCTGCTAAAGAAAGTCTTCCAGTATTAGGATTTACAAAGCCTTTCATGTTTTCAAGATTTCCAAAAGCTACGTTTTGATCGTTTAACCAAAGCTCTAATGAGCTGGCCTCTCCGTTATTAGCCCTCTCTACATAAGATTTATAATCATCATTCCATTGTTTAGATACATTAGAAAATTGTTTCCAATCTGCTAACACTCTTTGTTTTGCCTGCATAAAATCAGTTTGAGAAATCAACCCTCTTTTAAATAAATCGTTTTGTACTCTTAAAAATTCTGCGGATTGATTTGACATACCTAAAGCTAAACTACCCAGCTCTGTATTATCATATGATTCTAATTCTGTTAGTATAGCACCGTCAGCAATAGTTTGTTTTTCTATTTCTGCTTTCTTAGCTTTTCTATCAGCGTCAAATTTTACAAGATTATCTGTTAAGTTTTTTGATACAGCACCCCAGTCAATAGTAGATTTACTTAAATCTTTTTCTACATAGGTATTAAAGTTTATGTTTTGTTTTGCCATTATCTATTTTTTAAAAAACTCAAATAATCGTAGTCTGAATTAATACCAAACTTATTTAGTCTTTGATTAAAATCTAAAGGGTCGTAAAGACGAGATATGTCTCTACCCATATACCCTTGTAAATCAAAAGCATTTTGTTGAGATTTATTTATTTGATCCTGTGTCATAAAACCTCTTCTTTGTGGTAACTGGAGATTAAAATTTGAAAAAGCATTTGGAATCTGGTTCATAGGCCCCTGTCCCCCTCTTTTCGCTAATGGACTCATAACCCCAGTAGATTGTCTTAAACTTCCGTCAGGAGCTACAGGAGGTACAACAGGGGTTTGCTGCCTTCCTAATATGTTTGGAAACTTATCTGGATTTGCAACATATTCAGCCATCGTTATTCCTTTTTTATCTAAAGCTTTCATTAATTCTCTATCTGCTTTTGACTTACCATAAAGAGGTGATGCTTGAAGCCCCGTCATTAAGCCTGAAGTTAATGAATTTATTCCTGCTGTATTTGCAGCTGCTACTTGAGCATCTGCATCTGCTGCACGTTTTGATGCGTCTTGAGCAGCAGCAGCGTCCATAGCTATTAACTGTTGATTGATATCATCACGATTTTCAGCCTTCATTTTATCTAAAGCAAACATTTGTTCACCCATATCAATTCTTACATCTTCTGCATTTTGTTGAGCCTGTGCTCCTACCTTACCAACACCTGCTGCTAATGCTCTTGCATCACCTTCTTGTAACGCTTCTATTGCAGTAGTTGTTGTTTGTAAATTGTTTTCTAATTCTGCTTCAAAAGAATCCAAAGGAACATTTAGTCCTGCAAAATAATCTTTTTCTGCTTTTTTTCTTGCATCTGCTAAATATCTTGCAGCATCTGCGTCTGCTTTTCTTTGTGCTCTACGAGCGTTAGCAGCTTGGTTAAAACTTAAACCAGCTCCTACAATTGCAGAACCTACAGCTATTGATGTTGCTACTCCCATATTATAATTTTTTAATCATTTCTTGACCATTGTTTCCTCCTTCTACAAATCCTAACTCTTTATATAAATTAATAAGTGGTTGGTTTTTTAACAATGAATATACATATTTTTTATCTAATGCTCTTGCCAAAGATGTTATTGTTTCTACCAACATATATAAAGCTTCTTTTCTTATGTCTTTGTTCTTAAATTTAAAACTGGATATAATCCACTCCAACAGAACTACATTAGAGTTAGTTACATACATATATCCTGCACATATTGGTTCATCATTATAATAAACCATATAACCTCTGTCGGGCAAAAAATCTTTTGCTGGAGCTGTCCACCTCCAATCTTTCCACCACTTACATAAGATATCATCATAATCATTATCACCAAGCGGTTTAATATTTAAAGCCATCTATGCAAAGATAATAAAACTATGGAAAACTTTTCATAACACTACCACTCACCGAAAACAATTCAACAGGTTGAGTTTCAGTTATAGGAAGCTCTAAAGTAAACTCCATAAAATACCCTCTTGCGCCTGTTGATTCTGCTACTACGTTTTTATAATAATATATAAAATCTCCTGGAACTATTGCTGGAACACCGTAAGCTGAATAATCAAGAGTAATTTGTTTATTAACCTTATCTATAACCGATACAACTCCAATCGCTTTTGGACCTTGTACGGTAGTAAAATAAATAGTATCTCCTCCGCTAATAATATTTCCTAAATCATTGCTAAAAGTTAATAATTCTAAGTTAGGACCAAGCCCTATTGTTGATGTAAGATTTCCTATACCATGAGCCGATCTTAATTTAAAATCTACCGTTTTTTCATTTTCTCTTATATAAGAAAACCACTCTCCTTCCTTTTGTTCAAAGTCAGAAAACAACATACTTCCTGAACTTAAATCTGTTTTTAATTCTACACAACTCCATGCAGCATCACTTTCAAAAGACATGGTTTTAAATAGCTTTATCTCTAATGGTCTGTCATTAAAAACACCAGTAATGGTAGACTTTTCCTGAACACCGTAATAATTATTTCTTAATGGATTTGTATTATGACGGTAAAGATTACCTCCGTCAAACGAATAAAGGTATGTATTTAAACCTGTAAGAAACTCAGGTATATAAGAAAACCTTGAAGGCCAACCTTTTACTCCGTCACTATATGTTACTGTCATGTTGTCTGCCATATCTCTTAACAATTTACGCAAGGCCCTAAAGCCACGCCATTAAAATATCTTACCTTATCATTAAATTTATACCAGCCTACTGGAGCGTAGGTGTCCAATCTATTATCCGTATATACTGCGTTTGCTAAACACCAGTTTAATCCATCAAAATAAAAATTTGTAACTAAAGTTGCCATATTAACAATTAAATTTATTTATACATATTCCCGCATAAGCACCAGAACCTATTTCAATTACTCTTGCTGGAGATCCTGATAGTCTATAGAATCCAGGCAACATATCTGCTGGACCGTTACCGCATGATGCTGTTTGGTAACAAGGGTCTCCCACTCTTGCGCTACCAGGGTTAGGGCCAGCGTGACCTCTATTTACCATTGTTTGTCCTAAAGGTAAATTTGATGGGTCTAATGCACAAGCAGCAGTTCTTGACTGCACAGGTACAGAGTTAGTTGCAAAAACATTACAAGGCATACCAGTAAATGCACAAGCATCAACTTCTGATATAGTTGAATAAGCAAAAGCAGCGCGAGTTGGTGTTCTTAAGTCTGTTACTAAAATTAATGAATCATTTGCATTATACCCACCTAAACTTTCTTGTGCTGTAAAAAGCCCAGTTTGTGGATTTAATACAGGTGTTGTTTTGCTTTGCCCCTGTAATAAAGACAAATTCCAATCTCCTGGATTTAACAAGGTAGTGTTTGAAACAAACATATAAAACTTATTTAAGTTTGGATCAAAATTCATGTCGTCAGAACCAAACTCCCTACTTCCTAAGTTTAAATTAACGCCTGTGTAAGGTATCATTTCTAAAGACTGAACACCTGTTTTGTTATCTAAAAAAGTACAGCCTTGAGTGCTTGACGTGTTTTGTAATATCACCTGTTCTATATCTAATGGGCTAAAGTATGTAGGGCCATTTATAGTGCCTGGCTTTATCCATTGAAATTGATTATGAATTGTTTTGCTTGCATCTTCTGGAGAACTTAATACAATTCTTACTACAGAAGAATTAACACGTACAGGGCAGTTTACTGTAAAAGTAAAAGATGATTTTTCTTTTGGGGTTATTTTTAAATTAAATGTTGTTGGGTACGGAAAGTTCTTTGGAAAAGTAACTGTACCATTAGTTACTCTATCAGTTTCGCTAATTACAGTTATACCATTCCAGACTCCTTCTATATCTATTTTAGAACCAGTAGAATTTAGAGCCCAACTTACTGTGGTTAAATTTGTTACAGGTCCTAAATTAAAAGACCTTTCAAATTCTACTAAAGTATCTGCTACAGAAATTGTATTACCACAAGGTATTATATCATCTTGAACTGGAACAGGGTTGTTATTGGAAGATAAAACATACTCGTCCATGTAAGGATCGTAACCACCAATTTTTTGCGTAGTTAATTGATTTGTAAACTGGTCTCTAAAAAAAGACCTCATGCCATAGTCAGAAACAACCTCCAATTGATCTGCGTTCATTGCTCCTCCTCCAAGTTTTATTATGGAACTTCTTTTTGTGTCAGTAAAATAAATATCTTTTCCCCAGCTTGTAAAACTTTCTGGATTAAAACTTATACCATATTCTTCTATTCTTGCTACTTGTTTACCTAAAACTGTAGGTGTTGAAACAATAGCTCCACCTCCTACGGCATCTGATATTAAATCTTTGTTTGTTAAAACGTAAGATATTCTGTCCTCTTGCAAAACTAATATATCCGTTTCTCTACTATGTAATTTCATAATAGGACCAAAAGAAATTTCTAAATCTTTATAATTAACTAAGCCTAAATTAAATTCATTTAAATTATTAACATTGTTTGGGCCACTGAATATACCACTGTATGTTAATCCAGAAAACCTATCTGCTCTTTTTATTTCAGTATTTGTTTGGGCTGTCGTTCTTTCACCAAGATTAAGCTTTTTTTCTACTGCTAAATCTAAAATCTGATAGCTTTCTACTCCATTACCAAAAGCAAAACAATTATAAAACGGTAGGTCAACTATAGCTGGAGTTAAACTTTGAAGCACTTGATCTTGAACATTACCCAGATGTACTTTATCTCCATTTATATCAAACCCTGTCTTATACATTTCTGAAGAATCATAAAACAAATTAGGGTCTGCTGTATCTGGTTCTGTTTCAAATACTTGCAAATCGTTTTGTCTATTAACAAATATTCTAACATTAACATTAGATGGTCTCATGTCTACTGATGGCCCTCCTCTTGGTACTGCATGAACCAACACAAGGTTTGCATTATCTAAAACAACAACTGGAGATCCTGTTCCTGTTTGAGATGTCCATGTAAACACATATTCATTTAAACAAGGAGCTGGTATACTGCCAATTGTGGTATAGTTTGTGTCGTCATAGCTCCCAACTAAACCTTGTTCACCTGTAGAGCTTGTTCCTCCGACTAAATTACCTATATTGTTTCCTTCCCACCAATCATAAAAAGACGCCCACGATTGATTTGTTGTAAATTCTTGTTCCCATTTCCAGTTTACACTTTTACCTCTGTCTCCAGCTCCTATCCCACCATAACCCGTTCTCCATATTTGAAATTTAAATCTAATAACTGATCCCGCAGGTAGGTCGTAGTATCCAGGAGTATCATAATTAGCGTTAAAAACAGGATACGAAACCGTTCTGTTTGGGTCTGCAAATATACCCGTACCACAAGGAGACGTCTTAGTAATAGACTTGTCAGCAACTCTTAAATAATGAATTGTACTGTTTGGTGATATTTTTAAAGTTATTTTATCAGGATTTATACTAAAATATAATCCTGCTAATGATGTAGTTCCTGATGGGCCTAACTCACCACCCCCGTAAGACTGTACGTCTATAACAGTTTCAATAGCTAATTGATTTAAAGGGCCGTTTGAGTCTGCTTTACATATTAATCTTTGCCCTGCCGAAATCAAGTTTTGATCGTCTCCTTCTAACTTAAGCCAAAATATATTAGGGTCTTGTCTGTCTGCATAAAACCTTGTTACATATATTATGTTGTAATTAGTAAAGTTAGGTTTTAAAACAAACTTATATCTTGTAGCCCACACAGGTGGTTCACTATTAATATCTACTTGTATAGTGTTTTTGCTTATGCTTTTTTCAGCAGGAAAATGCGTAGCACTGTTAACAGATGATATGGCTGGTGTTGCTCTTCCATACTCGTCCATATATACTATAGCAACATCATAATCTCTGTTTGAATGTAATGAGTTGTTATTTGTTGTACTACCTGTAGAAATAACTGATGTAGAAGCTACACCTTTAAAATAAGCAAAAGCCTGAACTCCTGTAGTAGAAGTAAATCTGCAAGCAATAGGTGTTAATACATACCCTTGAGAGGTAGGGGTGTTTATTGTCTGTATAGCCATTGACTCTGATATAGCTGGGCTTGTTATAGAAGATAAGTCAAAAGTAAAATTATCAGCATATCCCTGAGCAATAGAAGGAGCTTGATTTATCATTAAAGCATTAAACCTGTCAGTAAGTGAACTACCATTCGCTGATTGTGAAATAGGTAAAAAGTTTGTTAAACCAATAGAGTTTTGAAATTCTGGTCCAGCCATCAATGCTGCTATACTGCTGTACGCTACGCCTGTAGTAAAATTTATATTTATATCAAATGAGGCCCCACCAAATGGTAAAAATCCAGTTGGGAAATCAGGGTCTGATACATCTCCATTTAAAAATCTTGCGGCAAAAGAATATGTAGTAGAAAAAACTGTTCCAGCAGGAATAATATTTCCTGTTTGGTTCCAAGGGTTGAGCCCACTTTCTAATAAAAAACTAAATATAACATCATTTCCTGTAAATGGTTGGGGAGCTCCTGCTATATTATATGTAGTTAAAGTTGAATTACTTGTTTGTTGAGGGGTTTTTAATATTGTTCCCTGAATATCAACACTTTTAGGTTCAGAGACAAAGTTAACTGGTATGGGCGTTCCGTTTACTGTAGTTATATCTCTTCCGTCTTCATAGTTACCATATATCAATCTGTTTCCTTGTATGGTTTGTGACTTTGCTATCAAAGGAACATTATCGTATTGTCGTAACAACTCATCTTGTCCTAATAAAGTATAAATTTTTTGAGCACTTATTGGATAGTTATAAGATGAGTCATTTGGTATGCCTAATAAACTTTTATTTAACTTTTCTATTAAGAAAATAGAGGTGCTGTTACTTGCTTTGTATAATACTTCTATACCAACAACTTCTGAATTACCCGTACTAACCTTTACGTTTATAGAATTAAATTCATTTATCATTCCATCATTCTCAAACGTGCTGTAATTTAACTGAAAGTTTCCTGGCTCAAATGCCGCAGTAGTAAACAAAGAAGTAGCGCTATATTTGTTATCTAAATATTTAAAGCGATATGCAAAGCTTATAAACACTTCTTCTATAAAAGAATTTTCTATAGCATTAGAATTAAAAAGACTTATTTCTGGTGCACCAAACTCGTTATCTCTAAATCCTGGCGGCTTTACAATAACACTAATTTGTTCTTCTGTAAATGTATTGTTTGGTCCATAATCTCTTTTAACATTTATTACTCTGGGCGGGTTTAAATCATCTGTAAAAAATAATAAATCTTCTATTTTATTTACACCTGTAATTAAAAACTTAGGATCAAATTTTAAAACATCAAAACTTACTAAGTGATATGTAATTGCGTTTATAGATGTGTTATAAGAAACTACTAAATCAGCTATTCCTGAAGGTGAAGGTATAAAATTTGGATCATGAACAAACCAATATAATGTTTCGTTTATTCCATCAGCATATGAACCTATACAGGTAGCTTGTGAAGATAAATCTGTACTGTTTATTTGTAAAGTTGTAAGTTTTGTATTACCCTTAGAATTTTCTACTGCACCAATCTCAGTGCTTTCAGTAGATCCAAGCCTAACATTTAAAGCATCAACATATTCTCCTGGTGGTATTAAGCGTTCATCAACGCTTTTATTCATTCTTCCCTTTACAAAAGTGCTATTAATATCCATATTACTTTATCCATTTGTCCTGACCTCTCAAGTTCATCAGCAGTCTTCCTGGGTGAATATTACTTAATCTTAACTTTGCATTTCTTAATAATGAAGATTTATCTTTTCTTGCTCTATTAACTATATATTCTTGAACTCCTATTTTACTATTAAGCAAAGAAAAACGTATGTATGCATACAGATATTCTTCAAACATTTTGTTTACGCTAATTTTAGAATCATCACCATTCATCATGCCATCTGAAACATACTCTAATACCACTGATTTTCCTGACATTGATGAATTAAAATATATTGCACCTGTGCTTTTGTTTATTGTAAAGGTTGGGTTTATATTTGCTGTTTCTGTATTTAATCCAAAACGAGAGCCAACAGCATAATCAAAGTACCAACACCCGTCTATGCAATAACCCATTTGATTATTGTATGGCCCTGGTCCTAAATATAATCTCTGCATACCACCATCTTGTCTGGATAAATCAACCTGTGAGTTTTCTGGTTTTAAAACATTACCTTCTAAATCAAATAAAATTTTAGCATTATTATCTTGTAAATAAGCATCACTCCACATGGTCTGAATATTTTCCGTTAGAGGATATAAAACACCTGCCTCATATAAAGATATTCTAACGTAATTAATATAATCTGGAGGTAATACAAATCTAATCTGCCCGTCTAAAGTTAGTTGTAAGATTTTAACTTCTTTCATTGCATCGTAATTCAACTCTTGAATACCACGCTTTGCATGAAAAATTACTTGATATCTTTCTATGTTATTTAATATTTCATTATTACCTTGATACATTAACATAAAATTACTAACTATATCCTCTAAAGATACATACTGATATGAACCCCAGTTTTTATCTAATGGTGTATTACCATTGTTTTCATAATATAAATAATCTGTAATATATGCCATTGTTAAACTTGTATTTGGTTATCTTGAACTTCTTCGTTTTGACCGAACTGATAAACATCTGCTTCTCTTATCTCAATACCTACATATTGACAAATCTTTGCAATTAAACCAGGTTCGTCTGATAATGGTAATTCAAAGTCTTGATGTCCTGATAAAGAAGGGTTGTATAACGGTGCACTACCTGCCATAGTATATGTCCACATTGGAGGTTTTGGGTATCTTATGTACTGTGCCTTTATATCCCCTGCATTAACTATTTGTGTAGGGTAAATAGAAACGGTATTTCCTCCTAAAACATAAGCTGGAAACTGAGTTGTAGGGGAGGTTAGTGTAGAGCTTTGTAAATAAAATATTTTCTTTTGACTTACTCTTTCAACCTCTGTTACATTTTTACCATCATAAATGGCGTACTGTTGATTTATTGCAAATATATTATCACTTAAGTTTAAAGTTGTTGCATTTAAAGTGGCTGCTACATACGCCTGTTTTAAATCAGTTTTATTTATTGCTATACTTTGTTTTGGCGGATATTGTGGGGTTACTGTTCCATTAGAAAAAGGAGGGGTTGCATTTGCGTCAACTAATGACGTACCCCCTGCCCCAGTAGTAACACCTGATGTAATAAGAGTTGGATAGTAAAATAATTTATTTACTAAATAATAATCCGCAGGTAAACTGAAAGTGTTTTCGTCAAAAGTTGTTGCTTTTGCTAAAAATACTTCTTCAGAAAATGAATCTATTACTTCTTCTAAACCTTTTACAATATCAGCATATCCAGTTCCTGATTGCCTCATGTTCTCACGATTTATATACTGATTGTATTGATAAAAATAATCCTCAAACATATCCATCTGAGCTTGTTGGGCGTACAGATTGAAATCTTGTGGAGAAAGATATCCGTAATTATTTTTATTTATAATTGCTAATACCGTATTCCTAACATTGTCTATCATGGGCATAGTAAATACTTTTTAATTATCTACAAATATAGCAAAAAAAAAGAGGTCACTTTTTTTGTGACCTCTTAAGAATTATTAATAAAACTATTAAGACAGCGCTAAACTTTCTACTGTTATAACAGAGCCTTCAAATATAGGCATTTGTACTCTTGCAGTAGATGGTCCAGGTGGGTCTGGCATATTTACACCAACATATCCTCTCTTCATAGCATCTTGTATTGCAATAGCAACAGCACGTCCTGATCCTTGATCTGAATGGTCTATTGTTAACGTAGGAGTAACATTAGTGTTTAAAATAATTTTAGTTTGCTCATTACCAACTCTATCAGCTAAAACTATCTGGTCCATTTGGATCAAATAAGTAGAAGATACTGTTGAGTCAAAAACATTAAAAGCGTCTCCTATAGATCCAACTGTAGAACTACATTTGAATCTAAAGTCATCTATAACACTAACTACCACTTCACTAAAGTTTTGAGTTGTATTCTCATATACATCTCCAATATTCATAGTAGTTAAAAATGTTTTACCATTATCATAAACTTCTGTTGCAGGAGCTTCAATTGTAAAATTATCATTAAACAAAGTTGAGCTGTTAAATATATCAGCAGTCAATGTTAATGATGTTTCGTTAATTAAAGCAGCTACAGTAGTTTGTGTAGTTGCAGTTGTATTCTTTACAATATCTCCAACTCTAACTTTACGAGTTGTAAATGTTGATCCTACCGCATTTAATTGCTTTTCCTTACGAATAGCATAAGTTTCAGTACCAGCAGGGAATAAGTCAGAAGCAAAACTTACTTCTGTTCCGTTAGCATTTACAGCTGTAATAGCAGCTTGAGTACCATCAGTAACATTGTATGCAATATCACCTACAACAACACCGTCAGCAACAAAAGTAGCACCAGAATCAACAAGCTTATCTTGACTGTCACTTGTAGCAGTACCTGCGGCTATACCCGCTGAAGCGGTTGTTCCTACCACTAACTCAATTGCACCCGAAGCTACAACTGTGTTTATTGGTATTTCTAAATATTTCGCTCTCATATGCTTAAGCGTTTGCTATTCCTGTAGGTGCTAATGGTAAAGCAACTGGAAACTGAGATTTTTGCCAGCTTGTTGCTAATGCCTGCTCCATCGCATCTATAAGTGCATCATAAACATTAAAGTCTACTTGATTTGCAGTAGTTACCGTAGTAGCTGTTCCGTCTGAATATTTTAATACAACAGTAGTAGCCGTAGCACTTCCTGTTGTTACTGTTTTTACACGACTTAGACTAATCAACTGACTTGTCTGAGGTGCATTAGTTATTTTAAGAAATTTTTCCATTTTATAAAAAGGTTTTAATGGGTTAATAAAGAACAAAGATAGTTAATCTATTTGTCTTTATTTAAAGCCTTTTTTAATATCTTAAACATTTCAATACCATCATCAGATTGCAAGTAGCTTCCAATTATGTAATATGGATCTGTGTTGTGCGGTACATTTAACATTTTCTTTTTATTACTTTTTAAATTGTACCAAACCTCTTTACTTCCTTTGCTAAACTTAAGAAGGTTGTTGTCAAAGAATTTCATTATTGTATCCTGTAATTCTAACATAGGATCGTTTATAATATCAATTAATTCTTCTGGCCTTGTTTTTGCAAACATAAGAAGGTCTCTTTTTATTTCAGGAGTTGACATTCTGTCAACAGCATTACCAATAAAAACTCTACAAACTGTAATCATTTTTTCCATAGGTAATTCCATGGCTAATACTTGAGCATCTAATTCCATTCTCGCCTCCTCTAATTCTTGAGCAGCATCTACCTCTCTATTTACTTCTTCAAAAACATTTCCGTTTTGTGGGTGGTAGTATAAAAACTTTTGTAATACCTGATTACTCCTGTCAACAGTTAACATACCGTCTTCAAAAACTACAGGTTCTAATATTGCATTTCCATCTTGCTCGTCTTCAAAAGGAGATTTTTGATTTCTTGCATATCTTAAGGGTCTGTTTACACCTTTATCTTCATCAAACCATAATAATGGAGATCGGCTACTGTTTCTTGATGGAATGGTGTAAGATAAGGGAGCTCTTCCATTTAATAGCCTATACGTCTTAGTCGTATATTTTTCTACGTTTTTCATTTTATTTTATTTTAATTTAATTATAATTTAAATAAAAGGAGGGCTACTAATAGGGCGTTTACATGCATGACTTTCGCCCCCCTTTTAAAGTTTACTACTTAATCCTTATGCTTGGAATAAGAAGAAATTGTTTGCACCTAAAGTACATACTGCTCTTTCAGATAAGAAGTTAACCTCCATTGCATCAAGATCAGATGTTCTTGCACCACCAGCAGAACCAGTAATCCAAGTTTTGTAACGTCTGTCTTCTGTTTCTGAAGCTCTATATCTAACGTGTAAGAATGGTCTTTTTGCGTTCTTACCTAAGATTTGGTCATATACAGAAGTTGATCCAGCAGGAACTAAAAGTCCGTTTACTGCACCAGCTGTTAAACCACCTCTCATTGTAGGATCGTTTAGGTATTTCCAGTCAGACTTGTAGAAGTCATATCCTCTACGGAATCCTGTGAAACCTAAATTTAAAGCCATGTCTTTGTCATTATCAAAAAGACCGTATGAAGTACCACCTGCTCCGTAAGAGTTTTGTGCTGCTAACATATCGTCAATATCAAATGAGAAGTTTCTATTTACGAAAATTACATTTTCTTCAATAGCTCCTTGCTTATCTAATCTTTGGATAACAGAGTCAAAACCTGCTAAAGTAGTTGGGTTTCCTCCTCCCCATACATTACCTCTATCGTTTACTACATAGAAGATACCTTCAGAACCAGCGTTGATAACGCCCGCAGCAGGAGTAGCACTACTTAATTGTGCCTCAGCTTGCGAGTTAGTGATTGCAGGAACAGCTTCAATCATTGCAGTTTCCATGTAATCCTCAAAACGTAATCTTGTTTCATGCTCTGATTTTAAATACCATAGGTATCCGTTTGCTCCATTTTCAGTTTGTATTTCTACCCAACCGATTTGAGCCATGTCTGATCCAGATACAGAGTATTTGTCTTTTAAAATAATTGGCTTATTAGAAAAGAAGAAATCATCTGACTCTAAAGATCCAACCATACCATTAGTTCCTTTTGCAAATTCAGAACCGTATACAAATAAAGTACACGCTACTCCCGCACCCATTGACTGAGTTAATTCGTAGTATGCTACTTCTATTTGGCTACTTGTTAAGTTAACGTTACCAGCTGTAGTTCCACCTGGAGGCGTTACAATAACTCCTTTATTTGTTAAAGTTGAACCTGGAGTATTATCAGATAACATAATAGTTTGTCCAGCTCTTAATGCTGCTGAAGTTTGACCTGTTACTAATAAAGGATCAAATACATCGTTAATAGTTAAAATTGCTAACGAGTTAATTGCAGCAATATTTGACGTTACGTTTGTATACTTTGTATGTAATCTTCCTTGTTCTGCCCACTTAATCATATCTGAGTTAGTTGGCATTTCAGCACCTACCATTCTTAGGAAAGATGCAATTGTTCTATTTCCATAACGCTCAAATTCCTTTTCATAAGTATCAGGTAGATACTGATTTAAGAAATCAAAGTTAGTTATGTAGTTTGTTGATAGGACTTGTTGTTGAGCACTTGGCTGCAAATCAAATCCTGGGGCTGCTTGTACTGACATAATTTATTTATTTTTTTTAATATTTATACTTTTTTTATACTTCTAATTTTTAATCCTCTACCACTGCTTGTATCTCCAACAGCTCTAATTTTTAAACCATCTTTTGATACACCTTGAGAAGCAGTTCTAATATCCATATCAATGTTTTTTGATTTTTTAGTTACATTGTCAACAGCATTAGATACACCTTGATCGTAAAAAAACTGAGCGAATTTTTCTGGATTCATTGCTATTGCTAAAGACTTGTGATATCCTTCAGCGTCACTCATTAATCCATTTTTGTCCATAAATTTATTTACAAAATTATTGACATCAGACTGAACGTTTTTTAATTCAGTTGCATCGCCTGGCTTATAAGTAAAACTTTTTTCTCCTACACTGAACTCAAAACCTTTGAACTCATTGCTAAAAACCTCATCGGTTTTCTTAAGAAACCAATCATACCTTTTACGATTTTCTTCCTGCGCAGTTTTAGATTCTTCTAAATAACTTTTATAAGCATTAAAATCTTCTTTGTCCTTGTCAGATAACCCATTCCCACTTGACTCAAGAGGAACTTTATATTTACCCTTTTGTTCATTGAAATACTTTTTTGCTTTCGCAAGTTCTCTTTTTTTAGCTAATTTGATTTTCTTTATTGCCCTTTCATCTTCTAACTCTTCATCATATGAAAATTTATCATCAATAAGGTCTTGAATATCTATTGCGTCCAAACCATCTTCTGTTTGTGCGTAATAATCAGCTAATAGTAGTTCATCGTCCATGGTATCATAATCCTTTTGTAATCTATAAAAGTCTTCAATACCACGTCCAGTTTCCTTTTTAAAATTAAGGTATGCCGAAACATCTTCAGGTAATTCATCATTGTCTTTTGTTTGCGCAAACAAATCATCTACTGAAGAGATATCTTTATCATACCTATTTTTAATATATGAAAGAACGTCTTCGTCATTTAACTCTGACGAGGGAGTTTCTTCTTTTACTTCTTCTTTTGTTTCTTCAGCTACTGGAGCTTCCGTTGTTTTTTCTTCTGTTTTAGTTTGAGTTTCAGTATCTTCATACTTATCCTCATGTTTTTCTAAAAGAGCTTGCTCAACCTCTGCGGTTGACTTCTCTTCTTTTGTAACTTCTCTTACTTTAATTTCCATTTTATTTAATTTAATTTATACAAAGTTAATAATAATCCAATAAAATATTTAAGCTTATCTTGGGTTGAACTCAGCAAGATCAAACCCGTCTAAACTATCTTCATTAGACTCAAAATTTATTGGAGGTAAATTGTTTTTTCTTTGACTAATAAGCTTTGATTGTTCAGATGACTGCTGGCTTATTCTTCTGTCTTTTGCTTTTTCACGATTTTGTTCACGCATATCTATTTGAGATTGTTCTAATCCTTTTATTTCCATAGCGTATTCAAATTCAGTTTGCATTAATTGTTCTTTTAATGCAGCTTCATTTTTCATCTTTTCTATTTCAAAACCTATCTCAGCTTGCTTTACTTGCATTTTTGACTGAGTTTCCATTTGTATTTTTTGCATTGCTATTTGTGCAGCGGCTTGTTGAGCTTGCATATTATTTTGTTGTTGCATCTGCATTTCCTGAGCTTTCTTCTCTTGATCTTGTCTTTGCTTTGCTTTTCTTTTAACTTTTAGCAATTGATTAGCCATCTTGATATTTTTTATTTCTCTAATATCTATAGCGTCTTCTAAATCTATACCACCTTTTGATAGTGCCATTTGTATATTTGCCTCTAATCTTGCTTTTTCTTCTTCGTCAGGAGCAACCTCTACAAATATTCCAAAGTCATATAAATATAAATTCTTAATATCATCTAATATTCCCAAGTTGTATTTGCCTATTTGCATAGCAAACTCATCAGCAAAATCAGAATACTCTAATACATCTGCTGTTCTAATAGATAATGCTTCAGCTAATGTTTGTGTTAAATATAAACTACCGTCTAAGATATGTCTTGTTGCTGTATTAGAATTTAATGCTGCAAGTTTTTGTACTCCTACTAAAGAGTTTGGATCAGGCGTACTACCATCTCTTGCTTCGTTTAAACCTGTAACTTGTCTAATCATATTCATATAATGATTATAATTACCTATAAGCATTTGCATTTTATTAGCGCCACTATTAGATGTTAACTGTTGAATTGGAACACGAGCATTATTAAATTCACCATCTTGAGTATAGCTTCTTCCAACAACACTACCAGTTTGGAAATATAATCTTAAAGCATCAGAAGGATCATAAGCATTTCCAGTTCCTAAATCTACCTCACTTAACCCATCAGCATCTATAAATACACCGTCTGGTACAACTTTTGTTATTACTTGTTGTAATTTTAAATGAGTCATTTGAATTAAATCAGTAAAAGGGATCATTCTCCTAACTAAAGACTCTATATTTCCTTTATACATTCTTGGTGCTACTGCTACATAATTAGGCATTGCAAATTGACTTGCTGATTGTGGTCTTACCATATTTTTTGCAAGCTCCCATTTCAGTAAAATATTAGTACCCATAACCATTACACCATCATACCAAACATCAATTCTTTTTTCTACTCTTTCAAACTTTCCTTCTTCCATCATTTCTGGCGGTGGATTAAACTCATCATCTTTTTCTACTGTTTTAAAATTACCAGATGATGTTTCTTTTTTCTTATATACAAAACTGTTAGTAGATTTATAATTAAAATATAACAAGGTACAGGTGTCTCTATAGAACATAGAGTTTTCATACATAGCTGCAACATTATAATATTGATACCAAGCCTGACTATATTTTGATATTTCTTCTAAATCTGCTTGTGTTAAATCAGGATTTATTTTTAATAATTCACCAATTGGTATGGTTTTGATTTCACCCCAATAAAAACAATCTTTAAAATGAGGATCCTCAGTATAGCTATATACCACATTTGCTGGGTCTACATAATCTACTTTTACTCCATCTCCTTTTTGAAAATTATGTTTACAAACTCCAATACCCAAAGTCATTAAGTCTAAGTCACATCTTTTTCTTGTTTGTTCATAATGATTTTCTGCTAATATAGTATTGATAGCACATTCATTTGCAATTTCTACAGCTGGCTTATAATTCATTTGCATATACAGCTCCATCTCTAAATCAGTTTCTGGTAATTCCTGTGGGTCAACCTGAAACACGTCTAATCCAAAATCTTCTTCTATTTGCTGAAATAAAGGTTTAGCTATAACATTTGTTTCTATCATTTGCTGAAACTCTCCTCTTTTTTCTGATGACATTGCATCTTGCGCATAAGTCTTAACATGAAAAAGACGATCGCTCATACCATTAACAACTATATCTACAAACTTAGGTATTACAGGTACAGGTGTCCAGTCTAAATTTAAGTAGCTTAAGTCTCCGTCTACAGCTAACTCATTTTTATATTTTGCTATTGATTGCTCTCCTCTTGCATAAAGTCTAAGCCTGTTGAACTCAGTCCATTGATCGTAAAATCTACATGAATTATATGACCCTCCTTTTCTAAACCACTCGTATTGAATTGCCTGTCCTATTTGTAATCCATACTCTTTTGTTTTCTTTTTTGAATCAGAAACAAATTGGTCAGGAAAAGCAGTAGATTTTATATCTATAGTTACTCCTTTCATTTATCTTATTATTTGACTTATGGAACTTTTATTGTTATATCTTGCAAAGTTAACACTTATTTTTGATTTTTGTTTAGTAGGTGTATACAAGTGCTTTTGATTAGCCATTATAGCTAAACCCGAACTTATACTGGCATCAAACCTTGTTCTATTATTAATATCAAACTTTGCCCAGTCTTCTAAAGTTCTTTGAAAATACATAGTTCCTATTACTTCTGCATCTCTATAACTTCCTTCAAAATCAAACCCTATATGTTTTTCTATATACGACTCTATTGCGGCAGCATGAGATTGTTTTACATCTTCAGAAGAGTTTGGTATACCTCCTAATTCTTTTTCTGTTTTTGACAATTTATTAAATCTTTTGTCAGGTCTATTCATACAATAACCCCTATAACCTCTATTTTTAAAATGATACAATAATCTTGGTTTATTATTTTCACACAATATAGGCATACCGTAAAATACGCAGGCCATTAATACTTCTTCAAAAAATATTTCTGCTGTTTGCGGTCTTGCAATGTATTCTAAAAAAAATTCATTTGATGGCGCATGATCCATATTAAACTTAGTTAAACCATGCAATGCACCATTAGAGCCCTTGCCAACTACTACTCCAGAAATATCATAACTATCACACCCAAAAGATCCAATATGCTCATTGCCAGGATATTTTTTTCCTAACTTAAGTATATGTCTATTTTGTAATCTTTTCTCAGGAGTCCAAGTTACTAAAAATCTTCCACTTTTATTTGGGCTAAATATTACTTCAGTATCTTTAACACCATCTCTCCAATGAAAAGATCCACGCGTTACATGATGATCTAATATACAAGAATCATTATAATCTATTTGTTGATATATTTTAGTTAAATTAAATAAAGACTGTTTACTTTCATCTCTAAATGCATGAGACTCAGTTCTTGGAAATTGCCTGTAAAATTCATTTAATGCATCAGCATCATTACTCAAAGAACTTACTTCGTTTTCCCAATAATCTATTGCTCCCATTGTTATGTCTTCACCATCTATTCCTATTACAGGTGTTTTAGGTTGATGCAAAACAGGCATACCGTATCTATCTATATACCCCTCAAAATTCCATTCCATTGGTACAAATAAATTATACAAACCTGATTTTGTTTGTCCGTTTTGATTTCTTTTTGAAGCGTCTGAATCTTCGTATAACTTTTTAAAATTAGCACCACCTTTATCTAATGCATTTGATGTAGACCCCATCATACATTTACCAATAATCTTACTACCTAATCTTAAACAAGTTTTTGTTACTCGCCAATTATTTAAAATATTTTCAGGCCTTTCCCATTTACCACTTTCATCATGTAACAAGTATTGTAACTTTTCACCATCATAAGAGTTGTCAGACGTGTTTTTCCAATCAATAGTAGTATCAAGCCCGTCAAGTTCCTCATCTCCAGTATCATACATATTTTTTTTAGTAATCTTTGATGCTGGTACTCTGTATGCTAATTCTGTTTTTGGCTTATCCATTCCGTCTTGTATAGGTTTAAAAAAGAAAGGATAATTGTTGGATATAGGCACAACCTTATCTGTAAACATTTTTTTTGCGTCTGCTCCTGTTTTTGATAATATACCAATACGAGCATCTCTTGTTATTGTTGCTTGATTTACTCCTTCGCAAGAACTCATAAAAGAAAATCCTGAACGTCTTATTTTTAAATAACACATACCGAAACTTCTTTTATCTGCTTTGCAAGCTTCCCAATATATATAAAATATTCTATTAGCTTCTCTAAAATCAGGATTTCCAACATCAATTTTTGTCCATTGTAAATACATATAATGAGTTCCAGTTATATATGTTGGAGAACCATTGTTTAAAAACCAATGCCCCTGTTCTCTTCTATCAAACTCTTTTTCTATATAGTCAACCCACTCTGATTTAAAATTAGGCGGAGTTGCGTGCCATTGAAATATTGATTGTATTCTTTTTAATTGTTTTGGTAATATAGTTGGAGACCAAAACTGATCTTCTGTTTTTTCTTTTGAGTTTACAAACTTTAAAGGTTTTTTGGGTAGAGCAATAATCACATTGCTTATGTTATATATATCACCTATCGTTCCGTCTCTTGATATAATTACAACTTTATATTTTTCATCATAACCATATTTCCAAGAACGAGCTTTATTTTTGTTGGTTACAACAGATTTAGGAATATAATTTTTTAATATTCTATATAAATTATTTTGATCTTGATTCAGCAAATCCCTTAGGTGTATTATTATTTGTGTTTACAATATTTCCTTCTAATAAATTTTTCTCTTCTTCAATTTTTCTTAATATTTCAAAAGCGTCCATTATGCAAAGTTTTTTAGTTGCAGCTGCATTTTTTAATCTATCAGCAGCAAGCTCATCATCTGCATCATATTTTATTATATCTTCCTTTGCAACTTTTATCAATTGTGCAACGGCCTTTTTACCAGCTTCTATTATTTTTATTTTCAACTCTTTACTTTCCATCTAATATAGTTGTTATATTGTTAGTAAACATTCTGTATAATAATTCTCCATCAATATTAAACTCATATTCACTTTCTGGTTTAAATATTATTTTATCTCCCTCTTTTACACCTAACTTATCCAGTTGTAAATTTGAATATTTAAGTATACCTTGTAATGGCTCATGCTTTGTGTTTTTTAACAATACTGAATCTTCAACAGGTATTGGTTTTACAAAACAATATTTTCCATGTGACTTCCATTTATTGTTTCTTTTATATAAAAAAAACTGATCGTTTTCTACAAAAAATAAATTTTCCTTAAAATAACTTTTTCCGCTTTTTCTACGACCATACATGTCATTATAAAATTTAAAAACATTGTGATGAACTATTAATGTGTCTCCTGGCTTTACTTCTCCTTTATAATTTAAAGGAAGAGAAATAACAGTAGCAAAACGATTAGATGATTTATGATCTTCTTCAGAAACGCTTGTTATAAAATCTATATCTTTTAGTTTCTTAATGTTATCATATCTTCTTTCATTATAAGGTTTTACAATAAAGGAATCAATTGATTGCATTAAAAATTTATATTATATTCTAAAGTTATTGGCAAGGTATATAAAAATTCTTTCCAAATAAATATTTCTTGATTTTTTTCTACCCACAATTTATAAGATTGCGATTTTTCGTTTGCTTGTATTAAGTGTATTTTATACTCACCACCCAGAACAGGTTGATTTACAATATAGTGCATTGATCCTGACTTATAGTCAGATCCAATGGAAATCTTTCTTATATCCATTTTATTTTATTTTTTATCTTCTACTAAACCTTTGTTTATCTCCGCTGTAATTTCTTCTACTATAGATAATGTACTAATTGGTAGTGATTGTAATAAGCGGTTTATATGTTTAATAGATTCTTCATTTAATTCTACTCTCATTCAATTTAATTTAATTTACGGTGCTGCTACTATTGGTATTAAATAGTTAACACCATTTATTCTTACCTCCCAAGTTTTATTTGGAGTTATAGTTTGTGTTACAATAGAGCCTAAGTTTTGAACTGCTGTACCAAAAGCAAGTTGATTTGCTGCATTAGTTGATGCACCTGCTCCAATTGCTACACTGTAATTATCAATAACTTGTGCGTTATCACCTAAAGATATTGAGTGCGTTCCTGTTGTCGAAGAATTACGTCCTATAGAAATTGATTTAGTTCCTGCTGTGTTAGCATCGTTACCAATAGCTATACTATCTGTGCTTGAAGCGTCATCTCCAGCAGAAGCTTGACAACCTATAGCTATAGTACACATACCTTTAGCATTTGATTGATATCCTATTGCAATTACATCACTAACAACATTAGCAGTGCTTTCTAATGCTTGTCTTCCAATAGCTATATTATTATTTCCTGTTACTGCTGCATTTCGCATAGCATTTCTACCAATAGCAATATGATTATCTCCACCAATAGTTGACGATGCTGCGTCTTCCATTGCTTGAAAACCTATTGCAACAGATAAACTTGGTGTGTTAAACTTCATGGCGTTTTTACCAATAGCTACTTGACCATTTCCGTTTACATTAGTTGCATTTGCATTATTACCTGCATAATGACCTACATAAACAGATCCACCAAGAATTGATGTAGAATTAAACTCTCCCGCGTGTCCACCTACCGCTACATTCCCAATACCTTGAACTGCTGCTGAAGAACCTCCTTTCATAGCGCTTAGACCGATAGCTACTCTTGCTGTTTCTTCATCAGTACCTGCACTTGGAGTGGTGTTAGAGCCATAATACAATGCATGATATCCCATTCCTACGTCTGCCCCACCAAAAGCCTCAACACCAGCTTGATAACCTATAAATGTATTTTTTGTTTGTACCGATAATCCGTCTGCAAGCGCTTGATATCCAATTGCTACATTATCCGCCCCTACAGTTAAAGCTTGTAATGCTCTTGTACCTATAGCAACGTTGTTTATTGCTGTAGCATTGTTTGCTGTTTGTAACGCTTCATCTCCTATACCTATATTATCATTTGAAGCCGCTATTGCTTTACCCGCGCTTTTACCTATTAAAATATTTCTTGCACCTGCAAGTATAGCTTTACCTGCGTCTGTTCCTAATGCTATATTGCTTGCACCATTTGTAGATGCTAATAAAGCATTTGTACCTATACCTATATTATCTGAATTGCTTGCTGCTGCTGCACCCGCAGAAGCACCAATAAATATAGAGTTTGTTGATGAGTCAGTTGTTCCTGCTGCATCTACATTACTCCATCTATATGTTGTATTTCCTGCATTAAATATATATGCTCTTGAAGATTTAGAAGCTCCTAATACTAAAGTATATCCTTCCTTTCCAACTTCTCCATTAGCGACAGCTAAACTCTTATAAGCATCATCAAAACCATAAACAATACTTTTTTCTAATCCCATAGCTGATGTACCAGTTCCATTATTTGCTCTATAGAACCAATATTGATTTTCATCAGGAATAGCAAATCCTTTAATATCTAAATCAAAGTTGCTTGCGGTTGTATTTATTCCGTTATAGTGATTTGTAGTTGATCCAGCAGATGCAGTAGTAATACCGTCTATATCAAAAGTTCCGCTTGTGGTTATTGCAGATCCTGTTCCTGTGTTTCCTGTTAAACCAACCGAAGTAACAGTTCCATTATTATCAGCGGCTATTTCTACAGCCCCCGTAGACGCACTAACTGTTATTCCCGTTCCTCCAGTAATGGAAGTTACACCCGAATTGGTAATAGTTAGTGTTGTACCTCCCGATTGATTAGCTGTAAATGTAGCAGGTCCTCCACTTATACCTGTACCTGTATTAATAGTTAATGTTCCGTTATTTACTGTTGGATAAGCAGCAGCATTAAAAGTAACAGTATTTCCTGTAACAGATGTCGTAATATTTGTTCCTCCAGTAAAAGTAAATCCTCCTGAAGTTGTAATACCTGTTCCGCCTCCATTATCAGCATTTATGCCTACGCTTGTTACAGTACCTGAGTTGTTTGTAAATGGTAAATCATTAATTAAAAACTTAACTGTTGTATTGGTTGTTACTTCTTCTCCAGCTAAATAATCAAGCCCTGAAACTACGCTTGTTGAAAGTTTATTTACATCTAAATCAGAGGTTATAGTGTTTGGTGATCCAGAAGCTATAGTTGTTTTCATTCCTACACCTCCTACCCATTTTATTTGACCTGCATTGTTAATACTTATTCCTTGTGCATTATCAGCATCTGCACTCCAAGAATAACTTGTTGCTGGCGTAGCCCATGTTCCGTCACCTTTTAAAAACTTATCATAATCAGTTGCTGGTGTTATACCTAATGGTTGAGGCACACCTCCTGCCACTCCGTTTACACCGTTTGATGCTCCTGTAAATGCATTTAATGTTACGTTAGCTTGATCTGAACCTACGGAACCTCCAACAACAGTTATACCTCCAGTACCGTTTAGTGTTAATGTATTGGTTGAGCTTATTGTTTGATTATTACCACTATCTCCTGCAAATATCCAATTTTGATAATCATCAGAAGTAGGCATTGTTACAGTATCAAACTGAACCGCTGTTATATGACCTTGAGCTGATGATGTTATACTTGAAACAGATGTAAATGTTCCTCCTGAGCCTGGTGTAGTTGTTCCAGCTGTAGGATCAGTTCTTGTAATAGCATCATGACTAAATGTTACAGTGTCAGTTGCCGAAACAGCAGATGTTATATCGGTTCCTCCGCTAAATGTTATTGTATTTCCGTCTGTTATAGTTTGTGTTGCTGGAACATTATCAGATATGTCAAAACTAAATGATGTAGTTACTGTTGACCATGTACCGTCACCCTTTAAAAATTTATTATAATCTTGAGAAGCTGCTGATGGTGCTGGCACAATACCTTTTGTTCCATTTGCAGGAGCATTTGTTGCTCCTGTAAAAGTATTTACAGATACCGCTGGTATTGCTGGGTTAGTTGAATTATCAACTGTTATAGGTAAATTGCCTGATACTGATGTTACTGTACCACCCCCAGCCATTGTTGTCCAACCTGCTGTACTTAAAAACTTTCCGTCATCAGCTACCTGAGGCGCTGGCACACCTCCTTTTAATCCTGGTAGATTACCAGGAACATCTGGTGCTGTAAAAGTATCTAAGTCTATTATTAATTTATTTGGGATTTGCACATTCCCTGTGTTTGTTGAAATACCTGTTCCCCCCGTAAATAACACTTCTCTATTATCTGGAACCCCCTGGTTTGATGTACCAGCATCTCCTGACATTTTCCAACCAGCGTAAGAATCATTTACTGTCCATGTACCATTTGCTCTTAAATATTTTAGTTGGTCTCCTGCTGCTGGCGCAGGAACCGCACCAATTGAACCTGCTAATACAGAAGTAGCTCCTCCAAAAGCACTTAATCCAAAGTTAATAGTTGGATCTATTGATGGAGAAACTGGAGCTGTTACTGTTACGTCTATACCTGCTGAATCTACATATTTAATTACACTTGGGGTAAGATCAGAAAGTGGATTAACAAAATCTTTTCCAAGCTTTACATTTGCGGTAGTCGTATTGTCAGATATCTCTATTCGTGGGGTACCTGAACTAAATGAAACATACCCAATGGTGTCTAACGTAATTGTTTGTACGTCTTTATTTGTAGCTGAATTATCGGTAATTAACAGTTTATTTTGTACGCCTATAGCGGTTTGAGCTGGTGCCGTCTCTATTAAGTTGTTAGCGCTATCATTATAGTTTAAGGAAACTACATTAGTCGTAGCGTTTATATCAATAGGATCTGTTGATGTATACACCTGCCCTGGTGCTGTTGTCCAACCTGCTGTGCTTAAAAATTTACCGTCATCTGCTACTAATGGTGTTGGAACTGTACCTCTTGATCCATTTGCTGGAGTAACGGTGTCTGGCCCTGTAAAATCATTTATATCTAATGCTGGTACAGCTGGGTCTGTTACCGAGTCTACGGTTAATGGAGCAGTTACAGAAACTCCTGTTAATGTTCCCGATCCTGAAGGAGTACCCCATGTTCCATCTCCCTTTAAAAACTTATTATAATCATTACTTACTGCTAAAGGTTGAGGAACCAATCCTGATGTTCCATTTGTTCCGTTTGGTAGTGGTAGGCTTGATGCACCAGTAAATACGCTATATTCTGTATTCGGTGGTATAGCCCACGTGTTGTCTGCTCTTAAATAAGACTGAGATACAGTTGTCCCATTTAAGGCTGTTGTTGAGGCTGTTAACCCAGCAGTTAATACATTTGTTCCGCTAATATCTAACCCAATGTATCTATAATCAACAGTAGCTATAGTATTTACTTGTTCAGTAAATGTTATAGTATTGTTTGTTACATCTACTGTTCCCGCAGTGCTTGCAGGGCTGGTAGCTATTCCAAACGAGGTTAAGCCTGATGCTGTTGCAGAATCTATAGTAATTCCGTTTGCTGTTGTTGTTATAGTAGTACCCCCTGTTCCTGTTAGTGTTACAACATCATCTGTTCCATTTCCAGATAATACTATTTGATTTGCAACAGGAACTGTTCCAACTGCAAAAGTAGCATTACCATCTCCTCCTGTTACTGTTATAACTTCTGAATCTACATATCCTGACCCACTTTGTACTGTGCTAAACGCTGTGATATCACCATTACCCCCTACACTCACTACGTTTACTGTAAATCCTCTTCCGTTTCCGTTTGATGTAGTTTGGTATATTCCAGTAGTATAATTAGTTCCAGCGTTTCCTTGTGATATTATTGAATTAGTTAATCCTGGCCCAGCTCCTAACTCATATACTGTAGAACCATTACTTATAGCTGTTACAATACCTCTATCAGTTACTGTAACATTTGCTGCTGTATAAGACCCTGCTACAACTCCAGAAGTTGGCAAATCTACCGATATAGTTCCTGAACTTGTTACTGGCGAACCACCAATGGTAAAGTAATTACTTGATACTGCAACTGAATTTACAGAACCACCTCCCGATGTTGATGATAATGTTAAGTCATTTGATGCATCTACAGTCATAGATATATTAGTTCCTGCGTCTATATTTACTATACTTGATCTTGTTCCGTCTGAGTTAGTTAGCCCTACTGTGTTTGTTGTTACAGATGCTATTTGAAAAGTAGCGTTATTTGATGACCCACCTTGTATTACTGTTATTATATCCCCTACTGAGTATCCTGTAGGAGCGCCCCCTAATGCATCTATTACTGTAATCTCTCCTGCTACAGCAGTTATATTAACAAGTAAACCTGACCCTGGTGAAGATGATGTTCCAACCCCAGTAGCTGTCGTGTATCCAGTTGCTCCTGTACTTGATAAATTAGATGATGATGCTGGAGTTCCTGTTTTTGAAAAACTTAAATTCCAGTCTGCTCCTAATGGTGCAGAAAAAGCACCTGTGGCATTATAAAAATCGGTGGCTACTCCAGATGTTACACTTCCGTCAGTAATAAATGCAGCGCTTATGTTTGGAGTAACTGTAGGAGAAGATCCTACAGATAAATCTATATAAGTGCTGTCTGTTACACCCACTGATGTTACGGTTCCTGAACCCGTTCCAGCAGCTGCCCATGATGGCCCTGCATTTGACCCTCCAGAAACTAAAACCTGTCCCGCTGTTCCTACGTCTCCATCTAACAAAAGCTCTGTGTCTTCAATAGATAGCGTTCCATTTTCTATAGTAAAAATACCATTAGTTGCGCTTGCAGTGGCATCACCGTTACCAGTTAAATATATATTTGCAAGGTTTGTACCTACTGAATCTGCTGTACCTCCGTTATTTAAAACTGACTGTAAGTCTTGAGTACCAGCAGCAGTAGAACTCCATTCCATTGAAGTACCCGCTGTATTTATAGCTAATACTTGACCCGCTGTTCCTGAAGAACCAGTTAGGTTATCACCAAGATATATTCTACTACCTACGTCTATAGTTATTGCTGAATCTGTTTGTCCTGTGCCTAATCCTTGAAATTGATTGTTTCCACTAAAAGAGTTATTTCCTTGTGATATTATTCTTGACTCATCATCAAGATTTATATTTGAACCACCTGTTCCTGTTCCGTCACCAGTCATGCTAAACCCTTGCATAAGAGCTACGTTTCCTGCTGTTAAAACTTCTTGAAATGTAGGTGTTGTATTTGTTGGTGCGGCTGACCATTCTAACCCATCAGCAGCAGCATTTACTGCTAAAAATTCACCAGCTGTTCCAAATGTTCCATCTACGGTTAATTGCTGTTTTGAATAAAAATTAACCGCATAAGCATTAGTTCCAGTTGGGTCTCCTAAATTTAAATTGTTATTTATAGCGGCAGGACCAGCCCATAAAAATGAAGTAAATTCACTACCAGTTAAAGATCCTAATGTTAAAGCAGTATTGGTAAAATTCATACTACTGTCATCAGCATTTAATACTCTACCTGTAACTGTGTTTCCTTGCGCCACAGTCTCGTCCCATGTTTGAATACCAGATGCTGATGAATATTCTAAACCCGTTGCTGTTGCATTAACAACTAAAACTTGACCCGCAGTACCAAACGCACCATTGATGGTTAGTTGGGTACTTGCGTCAAGCTCTAATGTTCCAGTTAAATCAATTGTACCAGTAAGGTTTATGTCCTCAGTGGCAGTATCTCCCGTTGTAAGCACTGATTGCAAATCTTGCAATACAGTTCCTGCGGCAAGGAGGTCGCTGACTAAAAAAGTTACTGTCTTATTGTTATCACTTACGTCCGTTGCTATTAGTAAATCACTTGCATTAGGAGTGACCGTTGGATAAGCAGTCGTATTTTTTATTTTAGCCATATTGCGACATTTTTAATTTACTTAGTTTCTACTTTTTTTAATTCAGGAGCTTCTTTGCTTTCTTCTTCCTTTTCGGAAATTTCTCCTGTTTCTAAATTGATTGTTACGTCTTTTCCGTATTTATCCATTAGCTCTTTTTCTTTCTCACCAAATTTAGATTTTATAATCTCTATTGATTCCATTATTTTACTTTGCTGTAAAACAGTGTTTCCCAACTCTAATTTAGCTGTGTTAAAATCTTTTTGTAAGTTCTGTAAATTTGCTAACTCGTCTTTAGTTAATTTTTTCATTTAATTATATTTAAAGGTTAATAAAACACAAAGATAATAAATATTTATTTATATAATTATGTTGGAACATTAGTGCTCCAAGTAGGCGTATTAACTCCTGTACCTGTAAAGCCATTGCCTGAACTATCTGTGTAAGAAGTACCTGTTCCTTCATTAAATCTCCACCACCCTAAAAGATTAGATGACTGATTATAATTACCAGAATTTGCACTTAAGTCTATAGGAGCGCCTGAATTATATATAGCTGTTATATTAGATTGATTTAAATCATCATTCCATATAGCACAATTATTTAATTCACCATGCCAGTAGTTACCACTAAGACCGTTAGCTCTATTCCACCAACCTATTTGTGAACTTCCACTATATGTTAAAGTTACGTTTTGATTACCAGAATAAGTCAGGCCAGTTTGAGCAACACCATTTTTATAAAAAACCCAATTACTTCTTGTTAAATTAGGCATAACAAAAGCTACATGATACCACTGTCCTGCCGCTATTGTACTGTTTGGTGTTCTTCCAGTATTACGATTGTTTGATCCTGATCCAGTAAAACCTTGATTTAACCCCATTACATGAATAACCATCTGGCCATTTTTTCCAATAATAATCTGTATTCCGTAATAGTTTAATGTATTGCTAACTCCTAAAGAAAAAATTTGGTGAGAATGATTGTCAAAAGAATCTATATATATCCATGCTGAATATGTATATCCTGTGTTGTTAAATTGAGTGGTAGTAGGATTTAAAAGAGTGCTTGTTTGTGTTCCTAAAGCAGCATATTGACTTGATCCGTTAAGATCAATAGAGTAGTCTACACTAAATGAGCTTCCTTTTTCTTGACCATTTAATTTTGATATTGAAGTAAATGAAACGTTATTTACATTTTGTATAGTCCCGTCTGTAGTCCCATTAACACTTGCTATAGACATTTTAAGAAAGTGTTATAAATGTATAGTCTGGATTAAAAAATATTTGACCATTAGTGCTGTCAAGTAATTGTCCAACTATTCTTACTATATCTCCTGAACCACTTGGGGGTTCCGTTGTAAGGTTACCTGCATTTGTGTCAAGATACAGTAAATCACCATCATTACCTAAGTCTGTTAAAGTAACCGTTCCTCTTGTTAACATACCCACCGTAGAAGAAGTTCCATTATTTAGCGCAACAGCTAAAGTTCCTGAAGCTGTTGATGCAGCGTCTGCATCTGCGGAAACCCAATCACCACCTTGATAAACATATATTTTTCCCTTTACTACTGTGCTTGAAGCCCAGTAAACTACCTCTCCTTGATAATCTAAAAATGTTGAAGATGTTTTGTTTAACTGTGTATTGCTATTCCAAACTCCTGATGTTACCGTTCCTGTTTCAACTAAATTAGCCAAACTTGTTATAGCCGATTGGTCTAAAGCTATAGTTCCTGAACCAGTTATTGTACCTCCCGTAATAGGAGATGTAGTTGCTATTGATGTAACAGTACCAATATTTGTTGTAGCAGAGGTATTTATAGTAACAGTATTTCCGCTTCGCACTGTGGTTATGTTTGTTCCTCCAGCAATGTCTACTGTTTCTCCATTATCTATAGTTGCTGATCCCCCACTATCTCCTGTGAGCAACCAACTACTCATTGTTCCTTGAGGAGCAAGAGCATTTATTTCTTGTATTTCATATGTTCTTGTTTCTCCTGAACCTGATGAGTCTTTACCCACCATAATAAAGTCGTTTTCATCTATTGAACCTGTACCTCCAGGACAGTCGGCAACTAATCCCGATGAACTATAATCTACTGATAAAGTTCCTGTAGATGTTATTGTACCGCCAGTTAATCCACTTCCTGTAGCTACAGATTGCACTGTTCCTTGTGGAACCCCAGAAATCTGCGTGTCAACATATGATTTTGTGGCAGCGTCTTGTGCAGATGATGGGTCGGCCATTCCTGTAATAGCATTAGTACCCATTGCAATACCTGCCGACATATTTGCTCCAGCAAGACTTGATGACGCCGTTGTAGTAAGCCCACCTGTTATGGTTGACCCTACACTTGTAGTTGCAAGTTTTAAATTTCCCGCACAATAGAGAGATACTGCTCCGCCATCAGTAGCAATAATCATATTTTGAGTATCTGCGGCGTTGTTTACTACAAAACTTGCTGTATTAATTAATAGTTGCCTACCAAGTAATGAAGTTATTTTATTTTGGTTTGTTGAAGAATCATGATAAATTTCAAAATCCGTACTATTTCCAAATTGTAACTTTGCATCGTCAGAAAAATCAGTAGATTGAAGAAAATTGATAGCCATGAAAAATAGATTTTTACAAATATACGAATTATATTAAAAGATATTTCTTTTAATATAACTCGTATATGTAATTGTGATTAAAGTACCTCAGTTACCAGAACTCTAAGAACACCTGACCCTAAAGATGCTGCTGTTTTAAGAGTAACATTATCAGCATCAGTATGAATAACCTCTACAAAAGTTTGCTCATATGGACTTGCGTTATCATAAACATACACCATAACGTCTCTTGTGTTTAAATTATGATTTATTGTAAATGGGCCTGCTCCTGTAATTGTAGTTTTAAAGTTATAGTTTGTACTAATACAAGAAGCTACAGCTGAACAGAAATCTGTAATTTGTGATGCTGGTATTGCAATTGTTTGTTCTGTTAAAGAAGTAAGTAAACCTTTTGCAGTAACTGTTGCGCTTAAAGATTTTGTTACACCTCCTACTGAACCTGCACTTACCCCTGTGTCATCTAAAGTTACCCAACCATTAGCTGTAACATCAAAGTTACCACTATCAAATCCAGCCACACCTTTTTCAGTACCTCCGTCTGTTGATCCTGCACCTGCAATATTTGCGTCTTGTATTACAATAGTATATTTTGTAGCTGCTGGATTAGAAGATGCTGTAATTGATTCATTAGCAAAAATTAAATCTCCAACCTCTACTGCAACAGTTGAACCATTAAAAGAAATAGTTCCGTCAGTTGTTACAACGTAATAGTCACCTGTATCAGCCGCAATGTTACTTGCTCCTGCTATTGCTGGAGAGTTTGTAGATGCGTTATAACCTCCTTGGAATACACCAACTCCAGCTATTAATGACTGAACTTGTCCTAAGTTAACACCATCTGATCCAGAAGTACCTGTTGCAACATCTAATAGTTTGTTTCCGCCAAAGTCTACATCTGCTTCTGCATCTCCAAACTGATTTAAATGAATATCATCTATATCAATCTTTTTATTACCTCCAGAATTTATTATTAGTTCATTTGTTGCTGCTGCCGAAGTAATTGTTGTTAATTCAGCTAAATCAAGACTTACTGTTACGGTACGTCCAGATTCAGCAGTATCAATACCTGTAGAACCAGCTATTGTTGCTGTTTGACTGTTAGAAACAGTAGATGTTCCTGAGTCTCCAGCTATAGTCCAAGAACTCATTGATCCTGTACCTCCAGTATATGCTACAGTTACACCACCTGAACCATCACCTGTTGCAGATATGTTTGATCCTGCTGTAATTGTAATAGTACCATTATTTGCTATCGTAGAATTACTTCCTCCTGAAGAACCTGCTAATGTTATACTATTAAATGGTAATGAGTTAGTAATAGTTAAATCATCAGTTGCTCCTGCTGCTGTTGTTATACCTGTGCCTCCAAGGAAAGTAGCTGTATTTCCAGAAGTAATAGCTTGACTTGTACCTCCTCCATCTCCAGCTAAAGTCCAAGAACCATAATTATCAAAAGAGCCCATTGTTATGGTTTCTACATTAATAGCAGTAACGTGACCTTGAGCATTAGTGGTTATTGAGTCAACCTTTGTAAATGTTCCTCCAGAACCTACTGTGTCTGTGCTTGTAGTATCACTTCTTGATGTATTATCGTGATTTAAAGTTACAGTTCTTGATGATTCTGCACTTGTTATATATGTTCCACCAGCAATATCTACAGTCTGTCCATCTGCTACGGTTGAACTTCCACTATCTCCTTGAATTGTCCAAGAAGACATTGTTCCCGTTCCTCCTGTATAACTAATAGCAACAGCTCCTGTGGATTGATCTACGCTTATAGGTGATGAAGCTGAAATAGATGTAACCCCTGTGTTTGTAATAGTTAAAGTGTTTGGAGTTGCCGATGCTACCGATGTACTAATTCCAGTACCGCCTGTAAAGTCTACTCTAAGTCCATCTGTTATATCTACAGTTGTTGCATTGTCTCCTTCTAAACTCCATGAAGTATATGCTCCTGCTGGTGTAGCCCAAACATTATCTCCTCTAAGGAAGGTGGTTGCACTTGGTGATCCTGAAGCCGATAAGTCAATAGTTCCCATAGTAACAGCGCCAGTTGCTGCTGAGTTTTGAGTACCTGCCGAAACAAACGTTCCGTTAGTGTTTGTAAATGTAGCAACACCAACATTATCTGTACCGCTTGAAGCAGCTGTTACAATACCTTGTGCATTTACGGTAATACTTGCATTAGTATATGATGCTGCACTTACGCCAGAGTTTGGCATATTTACAGATATAGTACCGCTTGTAGTTACAGGTGTGCTTCCTATTGTTAAATAATTACTTGATATACCTACTGATGTAACCGACCCAACTGTTTTCCAGCTATTAGATCCTGTATGATAATGTAAAGTATTATCATTAGATTTGTATATTAATTGTCCTTCACCAGATAAACCCGAAGGTAAGGTTAATGAGTTCTCTACTTTAAAATTTTGTAGCTCGGTATTATTGAGCGATACATTTTGTAAAAAATTAATAGGCATTGTTCTTTTCTTTTTTTATTTTAATTTATAATTTATAAGTTAAGCTTAATTTTAGCTCTCCTTCATAATCTTCGTTTTCTAAGTCCATTAGGTAAGATGGTTCTATGTATAATTCATTCCATACATTAAGAGAATAACCAACTCCCAAAGATACATTTTCTTCTTCTGTTGTAATTAAGCCATATGCAAATAGCTTTTCTCCTAAAGAGTATCTTGCTGCTAAATCATACTCTTCTCCATTCATCATTATTCCTACACTAATCTTGTCAAAAGAGTACATTACTCCAATATTATCAGTTAAGTTGTCTAAACTCATTTCTTCTCCGTCTGCTGGCTCGCTTATCATGCTTGTTACCATAAATTGTGCCGAAGCAAAAATTGTCATTAAACTTAATACTGATGTTAAAAATATTTTTTTCATTTTGTTTTTTTTAGTTAAAAAATGCTTTTCCTGTGTGTGCGCCATTAAAAGTTATTGTTACCTCATTCAAACTATCATACACTACATCTCCGTATACTATTTCTGTTGAACTGTTAACTACACTAACAGAAGGATACTTATTTAAATTATGTGTTACCACCCAAGTAGCTGAAGCTACGTCTTGTGTAAAAACAAAATTTTTGTCTCCTGTACTGCTTGACGCATACTGGAGCAAAGATATGAAATAATCTTTATCATTAATTAAGCTTCCTGTGCTGGCCTGTATGGTTACAGAAATATCATAAAAATTTGGCTCTTGCGCATCTTGTGTTACACTATTCCATGTGTATATACCAAACTTTGATGGATCATCAGCTTGTGATATTACTACGCTTGACCCAACTAATGGTACTGAATAATAAGATGATACGTCTATTATTGATGCTAACTGAAATTTACTCAGCATAAAGCCACTTATGGAATTAAAAGCTGGGCTTCCTATATTAGATGTTGAAAAAGAAATAGTTCCTGGATCTCTTGTTTGACCTGCCAACCAGTTTTGAAATCTATACTTTAACGCATTTACCTCTATTTTATTAAAGGTGTTTAAGAATATTGCAACAGCATCAGCACTAAAGTTTTTAGTTTGACCGTCATTGACCATGTCAGAACCTATCCACTTATCTGATCCTACTACTACATTTTGTAATGGATAACTAACAATTCTTGACATTTTTACTTATTTTTTATTTTTGTTCCTTTTTCGTATGATCTACCACCAAAGTATGCAGCAACCACTGTAACAAGTAAAACTTTTAATAAATCTTTCCACTCGTCATCAACTACAAAGGTAATAAATCCTGAGTCAATAAAAATAAGCAATATTGTGCTAAAAATTAAGAAAATTAAAACAGCTGGTCTAACAGATTTAGATAGTATATTATCTGATGTCATGTCGCTTTTCCACCTTTCTGTTACGTTCCTCTGCTCTTCATTAGCAGCATCATGAAATATTCTTAACATTTCTTTTTTAAAAGCTACTTTTTCGTCTGGAGTTTGAACAAACTTGTCTACTATACCCGTTACTTTGTCAGCTACTTCTACTCCTGCTGATCCAAAAATTTTATTCCATATATTCATAGTTCTTTATATTCTTCTTTTGCATCAAAGCTTGGGCAAGCTTTTGTTGAGAAATCCCTGTGTCCATATACAACTGCTTCTGGGTGAAACTTTTTTAAAGTATTAAGCAACATAATTAAAGACTCTTTTTGTTTTTCGGTTCTGGTATCTTCCCATTCTGTCATTTCTTTATCCATTCCTCCAATGTAACAAATACCTATACTATCATAATTATGCCCACTAACATGAGCTCCATATTTATCCACCATTCTTCCGTACTCCATAGATCCATCAAGTCTAATAACATAGTGGTATCCTATATCGTCCCAACCATTTCCTTTTACGTGCCAGTCTCTAATATCTTCAGCCGAAAAGTCTTTGTTTCTTGGTGTAGCAGAACAGTGAACAATAATTTTTCTTATTGTTCTCATGAGTTACTTTTTTAAACTATAAATTCTATCGTCTAATCTGTTTAGAGTTTCTTTCATTTCTAACATTTCTGTTTTAATAAAAGTTAACTCTTTTTGAATTTGTATCATTTGTTCAGTAGGAACCTGAGTTGGCTCTGGTAATTCTCTTGCTTCTTGAATGTCTGCTTGTAATGTATAATACATACCTACAAAACTTACGATTAATACAATAATAGTAATAAAGTTTTTAGGACTTAAACTAACTTTTGTATCTTCAGAGATAATAGTCATATTACCAGATAGCTAAATAACCGTCAGCATTAGAACCAGTAGCAAATAATCTTTTTATTTGAACAGGTAAATAGTTTCCTGCTGGGAATTTTTTAAATAAAACTCCTGTAGAATTTCCGACAGGCATAACGCTTGTGTCTTCTGATGATTGAGCAGAATCTCCTACATATAAAAGACAACCTTCTGAAGATTTTAATCCTCCTTCTTGTCCAGTAAAAATAGTATAATTATCATTAGCCGTTACATTGGTTCCAAAAAGATCAGCACTTAGTGTAAGGTCTACCTCATTATTTACTGTTATTACATATGCCGCTTCAAAAGTTAATGTATTCCATATAATATCTCCTGACTTAACTCCAGAAGTTATAAATGTTGCGGTTGTATCTATTAAATGATTTGGTCTTGTTATTAAATAATTTTCAGGAGTATTTGGAAATATATTAGAACCAAAGTCTAATGTTGTTGCAGCTACTCCAGTTACCAATGCATTACCTGGTGTTGTTGTGTTATATACTTTATCACCAACAACTACTGGAAAAGGAGCTGTGGCTGAAGTAAAAGTTGCTCCACCGTCTATTAATTGGTCATTATTTGTTGCGGTGTTAGCTCCGCTGTCTAAGAAAGTTCCTGATCCTGTTATTTGAGCGCCAGGCCAAGGGATATCTACTATATCACTTTTTACTGAAAGGTCTAATACTAATCCTGTATTGACCGTAATTTTTGGGTATGCCATTTTTTATATTTTGAGGTTAAAAATCTCTTTTATCTTTTATATGGAAACACCCTATTTAGAGTATCTCTTCTATTATCACAGCCGCAGTCTGATTTACCAGCTGCTTTTGCCATAGTTTTTGCTACTTTGTCAAGTCCTGTTGCTTTAGTAACTTTTGCAATAGTATCTCCAAATCCTCTTGACTTGTTTATATTTTGCATGAGCATTTATCGTTAGGACACTTTTCTACGTCTATAGTTAAAAAACTCATAAAGCTATTCCAGCTGCATTGTAAATAACAATACAAAGATATTAATTTTTCTTTCATATTTTTAGTTTGTTTGATCGTGCCTTTTTCTCATATTAAAAGCAGTCCTTGGCCTGCTTGTACTGTATATTTTTTTAGGCGATTTTTCTTTTTCTTTTTCGCTTAAAGCCCTAATACTATTTTTTAGCTCTTCAATAATTTCAGGAGGTGGAGCAACCGTTCTACCTGTTACTGTTTTATCTGCCTTAATTTTATTTTCGTAAGTTAAATTTTCTTTTTGCTTAGGGTCTTTTTTAAGCAAGTCTTTTCTTTTGCCTTTTGATTTTTTTGCCATTGAATTTAATTTTAGTTGATTACGCTTTTGTTTTACAACCAAAGTTTTTAGCATAATTAGCCATCTTTACAACAGGCTCAGAATATTTTTTAGTGTTTTTCATTACAGCGTTAGCTGCGCTGCAAGCGTCACTAAAACCATTACGTTTTGCCCAAGATGTAAATTTACCTTGGTTGCTTTTTTTTATTTCTGGAAAAGCTCCTTTCTTTTTTGTACGACCAGCCATTATTTTAAATGGTCATGAGTCTTCCATGAAGATGTGTGTCTATAAGACATAGACTTATCAGCTCCGTAGGAATGACCATACATTTTTTTTGACATTGCTTTTGACTCATCTCTTCTGTCTTTCATAGACTGAGACTTCTTTCCGTTTCTTGCTCCTAAAGATTCGTCAAGTCTGTCGTTATATCCTTGTTTCATAATTATAAAATTTAATAGTTAATACATTTTTCCTCCCATCTTGACCTCACTGTGAGTTCCTGGGTTGTTCTTCATTTTTCCTCCCATCATTTTTTGAAATGAGCTTGCTTGCGCTTTACCCATAGCATTATATGGAAATTGTTTTTTCATTGTTTTGCCTGTGTCGGGGCATGAGTAAGTTACTGTAGGCATAGTTATGCGTTTTTATTTTTTTTATTTCTTAATGCTTTGAAATCACTTCCTGTTATTTTATTAAAAGGAGGTGTCATTCCAGCTATTTTTTTCTGTCCTGCTGACAACCTATCAATATCTTTGTTTTTGAAATTAATACTGTTGTAATCTTTTTTATTCATTTTTCCCATAGTGCAAATATAATAATTAATTTATTAACATCTCCAACGTCTCAAAGCCATAGCTTTTCTTGTTGGTCTTCCTTTTTTATCTTTTAATGGACCCTTCATTCCTTTCATTCTTGCACAGAATGACTTTCTTCTTGATGCTCTTTTACCCGTAGGGTTTTTTTCTGTTACCGCTGTTTTTAATTTACTACCAGGGTTGGCTCTTCTATATGCCTTTACTCCTTTTTCAGTCATTCCTGCTCCTGACTTTGTAGATCTATAGTTCCCGCCTTTACCAGTAGTCCTTCTTATTTGTCCTTTTTTAGTTCTTCCTCTGGTTGCCATTATGATCTTACTTTTGCGTCTTTAGTATTACTAACTACTGTTTTGTTTGACTTCTTTTTTTTCCTTGCTGTTGCAGCTAATTGTCTTTTTGACAAAGAACGAGCTTTAGCCAAAGGCAGACATCTGTCTGGCTTTTTTTTATTTTTTGATGTACCGCATGGTCCTTTAATTTTTCCATCAGTACCAATTCGTACCCATTTTTGGTCTCTCCATTTTTTTAAAGCTCCTGCCATTTATTTCTTTTTTGAACCTTTTGCATAATTAGGGTCTTTACAATACTTACTTGCAGCCATATTAGCATATGCACTTGGATAAGTATCAAATGTTCTTTTAGCCCAAGCTATACCTGCTGCACATATTTTACTTCCTTTACTTTTTGTTCTACCTTTTTTTGCCATTGTAATTCTTTATTTAAAACAAAGATAATTAAATTTCAATATTTTTTTGTAACCATCTAAACGCTTTGTTTACTAAACTGTTTTCTTTTTTTTCTTGTCTTGCTAAACAAACCTTACATAAAGAATCTGAGACAGATATTCTTACAGAATCTACTACTTGAGTTACAACTATCTTATAATCAACAACTATACTGTCTGAGGTAATTAATTTTAAATTGTTTAATTCGTATATACTGTCCGTATATTTCTTTTCAATTTTTTTAATATCTCTTTTCTTCCTCCATAAATCTTGCTCCAGCAAGATTTTTTGTTTTTTTTGACTATTTACTTTATTTATTGTAACATCTGCCAAACTATCTACGTTAATAACATTAAAATCTTCTGGTTCTGGTAATGTTTCTGGTTGAGAACAAGATAATACTGTAATTAATAATATATATACAAACCTATTCATTTATTTCTTGTAGTGTTTCTATAAATTTATCATTTAGTTTTTTATAGTCACTTCTTAATGTTATTACTTCTTCTTGTAATGCTTTTATTTGATTAGTTAACGTAGTTTTATTGTCTATATATAAATAACCAATAGCTATTAAACAAAAAAATAGTAGGCCTGTTACTGGATTTGCAGCAAAATCTTTAAAATCTATAGGTGATTTCATATATTTAAGGTATTATTAAAGTATCACCATGTTCTTTCATACTTAACGCTACTTGTTCGTCAGTAAACGTATATGATGTGTCTGAGTCTACCATGTCTACAAATAAATCTTCTTCAAGTGTAAACATTTCATATAGATCTTCACCATCAGGTATCATATACTGAATAACATAATCATAATACTCTTGAGACCCTTTTACTATTTCCATTTTTTGTATTTTTACAAAGATAATAATTAAATTAAATGAAATATTCCCACGATTATCTCAAATATTGGAGAGTTATTCGCTATTGGGTGAAGGCGAAGTATGGTATTGGTACTCCCGATATTGATATGTTATTGTTTTTATACAGCGAAGACTACTTCAATAAAACTAAATTTAAAGAATTTGAAGAGCTTATGTCTTGGGACGAGAAAAGGTTTAACACTATGCTGTCAAACGGATATATACAAGTATGGAGAAAAGGATATGGTAAGCATACTACATTATATGAGTTGTCTCACAAAGGAAAAACTATAGCAAGAAATATATATCGTAAATTAAATGGAGAAGAAATATCTGAAACAGCTCATCTTAATCCTTTATTTAGAAAAGACGCTTCTTATACTGACAAGATTTACAGAAATTCTATAAAGAAAATGAATGAGTTTATAAAAAAAGAGAGGGAGTAATACTGGTTTTTCATATATTCGTGATTACACTTATCGTGAAATTTACACCTCTCTATAAAGAAACTTAATGAGTTTATAAAACAACAACGATATCTCTCTCAGTAATAATAGTGTAAGAAGTATTATGGATAAGAAGGCTGAAACCAGCAGACTTGTCATAATAGATAATGTCGTTTGCTTTGATCGCTTGAACATCTGTTCCTTCTTTTATTACTTTACCTTTTTTATATCTAAACTCTCCTACATCAGCCGCAGTTAGTAAAAGCCCAGACTGTGTTTTTAACTCTTCTTCTATTGGTTGTATTATAACATTCTTTCCTATTGCTATCATATTATTCTGCTCTTACGTTCGTTACAATAGCATTAGTGCTTAATATTGTTGTTGCAACACTAACTGCATTTATTAATGCGTTCTTTGTTACTTTCAATGGATCTATTACACCCATCTTAAACATATCGCCAAAACAATCATTCTTTAAATCATAGCCTGTATTGTATGGCTTATCAAATATATGATTAATTATTTTATCACAATCTTTTCCGCCATTATCTATTATTTGTTTTATTGGCGCCCTTAATGCTGTCTTTAAAATTAACGAAGCTACCTCAGCATTTTCATCTTTACTTTTGTGTTTGTCTAAAAGTAAAGATGCGCGAAATAATGAGATACCTCCACCAGCAACTATACCTTCTTCTAAAGCTGATCTAACTGCACATACTGAATCATCAACCCTATCATACTTTTCTTTTTGCTCTATATCACTATTTCCACCAACATATATACAGCCAATAGATCCAGCTAAACTTGCAATCCTTTCATTAATAAACTTTCTATCTACATTTTTCTCTACTGAATCTCTGGCTTCTTTTAACTCGTCAATTCTTATTTGTAGTTCTTCAGTTGTATTTTCTTCTTTTATAACAATGGTGCTTTCATTGTTACATATTATTTTATCTGCATGACCCAAATCTTTTGGCATTATAAGACTTAAGTCGTCTCCAGTTTTTTCACTAAAGTATTTAGCTCCTACTGCTAATGCTATATCTTGCATTAGTTCATGGGTCTTGTATCCAAATGATGGTGGGGCTATATTACAAAACTTTAATCCATTACGAACAACGTTAGCTGCTAATGTATTAATCACGTTAGTTGAACAAGGAGCAATGATTAATAACTTGTCACCGTTATTAATAACTGGTTTTAAAACATTTTCTATTTGCAATATACTTTCTATAGAAGCATCACATACTAAAATCTTAACATCTTCAAGTATACACTCGTCTTTCTTTTGATTATTAATAAATAAGTTTGACGAATAACCTCTTTCTATTTTTAATCCGTTTGTAACCTCTGCATATGTTGCAGAACTTTTAGATCTTTCAACAGTTACTATTCCGTTTATACCAACCTTGTCATAAGCATCAGCTATTATATTACCAATAGACTTATCATTGTTTGCAGAAATACAAGCAACATCTAATAAACGATCTTTAGTAATCTTTCTTGATTTCTTTTTTACTCCACCTATAACATCTTGAGTTAATTTATTTATATGTCTAATAATCTCTGTGGTATTATGCTCAGGTTTAATAAACTCTTGACCTGCCATGACAATTGCTTCTGTTAATACTATAGCAGTTGTTGTACCATCACCAGCTGAATTAGCAGTTCTATCTGCTGCACCCTTCATCATTTGAACAGCAAGGTTTTCAATAGGATCATTTAGAAATATAGAACGAGCTACTGTAACCCCATCTTTAGTTATTGTCATTCCTGATGTATGCTCAGGAGATTCTAACAATACTGTTTTGCCTAATGGTCCTAATGTACTCTTTACTGTTTTAGATATTGATGTTATGCCTGTGATTAATTTTGATCTACCTTCATCATCAAAACTCAAGGTCTTTGGAATGTAAGTCATTTGAATTTAATTTAATTATAATATGGCAAATATAACAAAATAAATATAATCATACGCATGACGAGATTCCGCTTTTGTGTGGTTAACTATGGCTTTTATATATTTTTTTATTTTATATAATATGTTTTTTTTATTTGACTTTTACTCTTTTAATATGGAATTATGTCATTGATTTTATATAATATATTCTTAATCAGTAAGTTAAGTTAAGTTAACTAAATCTTTTAATCTGGGAAAAAAACGGAATTAAAACGGAATAAAGCGGAATATAACCAAAAAAAATAGGACAATCTATTTGATCGTCCTACTTTCACTAACTAAAACAACGGGGAAGTCTTATAGTTCGTAAATATTTTTATCACCGTCCATTCTCATCTTAGCTCTTTCAATACCGTCAGCTATACAATCTATCTTGTATTGTTTTTTCATTTGTGATCTATACATAGACGCTTGTTGTATTCCACTCATACCGTCAGGTCTTGCATTTATTAAACGACCGTCTTTTACATATAGACCGTCTACCATATCAGACATATTACTGCCTGGTGATATTCTTTTTTCGTATGCCATGATTTCTTTTTTCTGTAAAGATAATAAATTTTTGTTAGATAATTAGAGGTTGAGGGTACTACTACGTTATGCGCGCACACGTGCCGTCAGAAAAACGCTTTTTTTTTGGGGTGGGGGGTTGTGATTTGTTTTTTTTTGGCTGGTTGTTTTGGCTTTTACTTTTACCCCGTTGGTCTGTTGTTGGTCTGCTGCTGGTCGTCTGGTGGTTGCTGTTGGTGTCCTTGTTTGGTGTCCATATGCTGGACCGCGTCCCGCCCTTCCGCGTCCTCCTTCCCCCGTCTGGGGAGCTGCACACGTTCAGCCCTTCCCCTTTACCCCAGAGCGAACACGACCGAACACAAACAAAACCGCCCGACAAAATCCACGTAATTAATTGATTATTAAATAGTTATTAACATTATTTATTTATTTATCAACATGAGCTTATTTTTATATAATTATTATACTTTTATTGCATTTATTCAATTTATTTTTTGTACTATTGCAAATACAAATATTAATTAAATAAATAAAAACATGGTAAAAAAACCTCTTTTCACAGTTACAGACAAGCAGCGCAAAAATTACGTTTGCGGGTCTATTTCAGATTTCGTTCTCTTGTATAATACAAAAGTATTAAACGAATTTGAACGCATTAAATTAACCTACAAAGACCAATCATACACAGCCAAAGGGTTTCAAACCTCCGAAAAAATGATGAAAGAAGAGGCAGAATGGAACATTTCAAATGTATATTATGAAATTCTTCTGGACTGTATCAAGGACAAAAAACCAGATATGAGCTGGGAAGCCGTCCGCATGGTAGCTAATAACCTTCTTTATGATTGGAAATTATCGGACTGGATATTCCTTAGAAAACAAATCAACTACTAATTTAATACTAATCAGAGCGGGGGACATTCTCCCGCTCACAAATTTTTATCTTATGAAAATTAACTTAATTTATGCAACTTACGACCTTAACGAGGATTATAGACCCCTCCCAATGTGGCAACTCAACGGAGAGATTAAGGAGGAACAAATAGACCTTGAAACATACGAACGTATTACCTCAGATGATACGATTGCATGGTTTGAAAACTTAGGAGGTCAAGAAATAGTTTATAGAGACCGCAGCGGCTTCATTTCTGAGCTTGTGAGCGTCTCCCCTTGCGGCAAGAGAAAGAGCGTCCGCGAGTTTGAAATAGCGTAATACTGACGAGCTGAGAACAGCGAAACGCGGATTTATTCCGCGTCTATTACTAAAAATAATACTAATTAAATTTACTAAAATGAACACAGAAAACCCGTTAGAATATACAACCCATTTAAAAGAATACTTGAGACAAGAAATAAAAGATGCAAAAGAGTATTTTAAAAATAATGAACACTTTGAAGAAGTATCAAAACAACTTGAAGCAGATGCCGAAGGTATGAGGGCTTTTGATGTTGGACTAATCAAAGCGTTTGAACAAATGCTGAGAAAGTTAGAATGGGAATGTGAAGACGAAATCTTGTAATACTGACGAGCTGAGAACAGCGAAACAAGGGGAATATTCTCCTTGTCTATTACTAAAAATAATACTAATTAAATTTAAAAAAATGTTAAAAACAAACACCAATAAATTCAAGTTAAATTTCAAAAATGAAATACTTGCAGATATTAACGAAGACGTGGACCACCTCAGCGACAGCGACAAGCTGCACTATTTAGCCGAGACCATAGAAAGACAAATCAACTACCCAAACAACCTTAAAAGATACCCAAACACACAAGAACGCCTTGCGGATTATTTAAGTGGATTAGCTTTTAATTTTTGTGAAGCATATCCAGACCAAATAATTAAACAAGCTGAACGCCTTGTTGAAGGTAAATTTCCAGAAAAAAAGAAAAGCCAAATAATAGAAAACTATTTTCTGTTTATGGCTGGTCACTTGATGAGATTAATTGAAAAAGAAATAAATATAAACTTTCACAAATATTAAAATTATGCATATTAAAAACGAATTAGAACAACTGGAATACAATATAAATATTTGGACAAAAATAATTAAGCAGCAAGAAAAAATAATTCTCAAGAATTACTTGCTGGACGATAAAAAAGATTATCAAGTATTGCCCTTTCATTGGGAACAATACCTACACGCACAAGAACAACTTGAAAGAGTTAAAGCAAAATTCGGGACAACTGAAGTATTTGAAATAAAGGATTTATACCGCTAATATTTGTGTTTGTTTCTGTGATTAGCTGACCAACTGGTCGGCTTTTCGCAGTAGAAGACCAAATATTAACTAAAATAAAAATAATGTTACAACACGAAGCTATACTTAAAAAAGCGTATGAAACAAAAATTGAGTTTATATACGCAGTACATCACTATCAAGGTTTATTGGATTATATTGATAGCCGATATTTTAAATCAGAAGACGAAGCAAGACAATTCTATAAAGAACAAGTAGCAAAAGCAGAGCAAGAAATTCAAGACAATGGATACGAAATATACCAAGATGAAGACACAGAATTATATTTTGAAGGTCCAGAATGTGCAGAAAAAATCTTACTTGAAGCAATAGTGTTACCCATATAATACCCAAAAAACACGTCTTTAGATCATCTGGTCCAGTTTTCAAAAGCTGGACCATTTTTTTATGCAATTACTTTGCACAGTTTAAATCTAAATTTGCTTAATTATTAATTTAAATTTTTTTATTATGAAAGATTACACGAGCTACAAAACCCACTTAGATTTTAGAAATGAACATTGTATTTATACTGGACAAAAACCAATACAATTTCCATATTCAATAATAATCCGCACACAGCCAAAAGG